ATATAAAACCACAAAATTATTTGCAAAATTAGATATGAAAAAAGAAGACGACAGGTTATATTATTCAAAAGTTGTTTCAGCATATGAAAATTTTATTCGTTTTTTAAGAGATGATGACGCGTTGATTGACCACACCTATTTATGGGATATTATAAGTATGCCAAATAAGTTTTTGTTTCCAAATGGGGTGAATCTTATCATATTTCAACTTCCCAAAGATGATATAACAAACAATGTTCAATTATTATGCCCCACAAATCATTATTCGTCGGAATTTTACGAAGCTAGAAAACCAACAGTTATTTTAATGAAGGACGACGGATATTACGAACCCATTTATTCATATTCTACAAATAATAAAAAAATATCTATTACAAAAGAGTTCAAAGAATATGACGCAAAATTATCGAAAACAATGCGTGTTGTCTTTAAGGAAATCATTCGGCCCTTTTTCGATTTAATATGTAGACCATTAGAGAGTATGCCAAATGTGTATAAAGCAAAGCGTCCTCTCTTGCTTTCTGATTTGGCGCAAAAATTAGATAAATATGAATATTCCATTCAAAAAATGGTGGTAAATTTCAACAATAAGGTTATTGGTGTTGTTGCCGAAGAACCTGAACCATCCAAACGAAGTGGATTTATACCATGTTATCCTTCGGCAATTGACGAAGATATTAAAAAAGGACTAGATTTTGTATTTATGACCGACGTCACCTTGTGGAACACGTATATTGATACCGTTCAGTTTTTAAATAAATTGGATAAAAGAAGTAAAAAACGCAGAGCGGAGCCTGACATTCCTTGTAAGCCTGCATTCAAAGTGGTTGAAGATGAACATGTGGTGGGGATTTTAACAAATACAAACCAATTTATACAACTTTCTCAACCGATTCGATTAGACGAAGTAGATGCGGATTTAGATTTGCCTTCGCTTGATAACGATAATTATATCGTGAATGTAAAAGCAAAACCTATGGTTTATGCCGACACTGAAATAACGGTAAAACAAGACGTAGATAAAGACCGCGTGGATTATATAAAAAAAATACGCATGGAAACGAGTTTTTATAATGTATTTCGAAGCACGATTCGTATTTTAATAAATGATTACGAAAACGCCAAAATTCGAGAGAAAATAGAAAATGAAATGTTCAAGGAATATATTATTTATTCGGAAAAATTAAAAAATATCGACGATTTATTACGTGAATTAGTAAAAGATAAAATACAATTTACAGGTGACGAGAATTATTACAAATTAATAAATGAGGTATCTACCTGTATCATGAAAAATAAAGAATCTTGTTCAGCTACTCCGAATTTATGCGTGGTTACGGAAAAAGGAAAATGCAATTTAATACTTCCTGAAAAAAATCTCATTACAAATAAAGTTAACGAGCCAATTTATTATGGTAGAATGTCAGATGAGTTAATTAGATATAATAGAATTAAATCATTTATGCTTCAACCACAAACATATTTGTCCTTTGGTAATATTAGCTACAATTTAAGAGATAACGAAATCATATTGATTGAATCGTTATTAACACAGGAATACTTTGAAACATTGACGCCTTCAGTTACCAATAAATATATCAAACACAATTCATATGATGAAGTGGAACCTATTATATCTCAGGTATACGATAATACAGTGAATATGCTCGATGACAGTAAAAAAATAAATGAAGAATCTTGCGATAAAACAGAAAAAGACCATATTACGTCTGGAGTGTGGAAAAACTGTTTTCCTGCAAATTTTACTGAAATAGAATACGATAAAAATATTTCTTGCTCCTTTAAAATTATTATTGAATTGATAGAGAGGAAAACTGGTAATAAATTAACCGTGAATCAGATAAAAAATGAGCTGTTTGAAGAATATAAAAAGTATTTGACTGAATATGGCAAGAAAATTGTAGATATTTTAATTTTAGAGGGTAAGAAAACATTGGGAGACCAAGTCCACGGAGAAATTATATCGTTTGCCAGCTTAATATATACGGATAAATATTTTTTAACAACGCTGGATTTATGGTTACTTGTGACGAAATATGAAATACCTACGATTTTTATATGTCAAAAGTGGATTTTACAGACGAAATACGAAAAACATGAGATGGTTGGTTATGGTAATAAAGAGGACAAATTTGCGTTTATTTTGCTACCTGGATTTGGGCCAGAAAAAATACCCAAGTATAAATTAATTAAAAGTAATGATGGTGAAGTCTTTATTTCACTGGACAAATTAAATGGGGAATGTTTAGACAGAATATATAATTTATTTGATGACGTTATGGTTATCGAAAATTATTTGAAACATTTTACAAAACCCAAAAAGACGAACTATGAGAAAAAACAGCCGCGAAAATTAATCATTGAAAGTGACTAAATTTGCGTATATACTCTAACTCGTAGAGTCTATGTCGGAAGTATCATCATAATCTTCGAGTTGTTCGACCGTTACTGCGTTATTTTCTACAATATCGTCTTCTTCGTCTTCTTCGTCGTCGTCTTCTTCGTGGTGATATACTTCATTATTGTTGTTGGCGACTACTTGATTGGTGTTGATGCCGTCGTCTTCATCTTCATCATAATCTTCTTCTTCATAATCATCATCATCATCGTTAAAATTTATATGATTCACAAAATTAAATGTAAATGACCGTCGCACGACAACTGATTCATTTACATAAATAGCATCATTATATTTTAAATGGTCTGATAAATATTCAGTATTTTGTTTTTCCACATTATTAAAAGCTATATGTTTATCATTAAACTCAACAACTCTACCAGTCAATACTCTTTTAAAATCATCCGCGTAATTGGTTACAATTTTATACGATTTTCTACCAAATTGTGGATTAAACTTATGAAACATGATTAATTTTTGTTTTAAAATATAAGACGCTTCCCTTCTTTTATGCGCTAAATACGAATATTGAGACCTCATAAATAGTAACAAATATGGTTTCATTATTTTTATTAATTTATCTTTTGGAAAATCTTTATGAATTATTATTCTATGATGTAGAAATAATTGTTTGCAATATTGATTATAAAAATCAATCATACCTTTAATTTCATCAATCAAAATATTTGACGGCGAATTTTCTACAAAATGTTTTATAGAATATTCCCTCAAAACATATTCATTGTTAATTTTAAATGACGTGAGATTAAAGTCTACGTTGAAAAATTTAAAAAATAATTCAGGGTAATAATCGGTTTTATAACGTATATAAAAATAAATATTATACAAGGTTGATTTCTGAAATGGTATATTATCGTATGGGTTTTTAATACACTTTGGTTCTGAAAAATGCATATGTGAATTTGTTAAAGCACAATTTATAATTTTTATCAAATCGTTTATATGAAATAAATATTTCGATTTGTTATGAAAGATGCATATAACGTTTTTTCCATTTGGCGTCAATTCGTTTAAACACATATCGGCATTTACAACGATTTTGGCTCTTTTGAATTTATAATGATACACAAATCTATTTAATATGTGGTATGCATGTTGAATTTTACAAAAATAATGAATAAAGCTCTCCTCCTTGCTATTTTTTATTAAAAAATTTTCCAATGTTTCCTTTAAAAATGTGAATTTATTTTTGACATTGATTTCTTTCGTTAATAGCAACTCAAAAAACGATTTGATAATATTATCAATGCCATCGTCTATGTAATTGTATAAAAAAACATTGTTATCTGTTTTTAAAATATTTTTGATTATTGATTTATAAGTAGACATTATATAACTATCATAATTTATATTTAATATATTATGATATACATTTATTACATTCAAAACTAAACTAGAGTGAACCAAAGTGTTGTAAAATCGTCAAATATGCTATCTATAAAACAAAAAATCCCCGCTACCTGAATCGAACAGGTGACAATTTGATTACGACTATTCATTAGATCTTGGAATCTACAGTCAAACGCTCTACCAACTGAGCTAAGCGGGGGTTGGTCACAAATACCGATAATAATGATAAGAATACTATACACCTTTGGACATTTAAGTTCGCACAAAAATACGAAATAAATAATCCAAAGTTTAGGTTTTTCATACCTTATGTATATTTTGTTTATAGCAATTCGTTAAAACTGCTTGATTACTTTTTATTTCTCTGCATAGATAATTCGGTATTTCTAAGTTATGTATTGCTTGGTATGCTATCTTGTAAATATTTGATGAACCATTGCGGTCTCTATTCCATAGCCCACAACCGCTCTTACAGCGTAGTAGCCCATGAACCAACCGCATTTCATCTTTATTTGGTCTTGGATTCTTTCGCACCATAAACTTTTCACATATTCCACCATGACAATTCGAACATTTACAACTGCTTCTAAACTCATCTACCAAATATACTTTGTATTTATTCTTGCGAAGCAAGGTTCTCATTCCTATTCCTAAAGTTGGTTCTTTGTATTTCATTTGTTGCCGTTGTTCCCAATCTCCAATACAAATAACAACATTCTCTGGATTACCATACATTTTCCTAAAATTGCGAATCATTCTTTGTTCGTTGCGTTTGATATTGATATGTCTTCCAAACTTTAATTTGCGAAATAAGTGCTTCGCATAAAAATCAAATAGTATGTGGTTTATTCTATTTTTTTCATTTATGTAGGTTTTGAACTTATTGATACAAAGTGTTTTTCGATTATACAAAGATAACTCCGTTTCATAATCAATGGCACTTTTACCTTGTATTTTATTGGTTTTCATTCCCAATATGATATTATTGTATTTCTTCATCTTGGTTTCTTTCCTTCTTTGATTTTGTGAATACCGAAACACATTCGCATTTTTGGAATCATCATCTACACAATAAATCAAGTCCTCTTTACCCGGGTCAATCCCAACAATTTTTTTATTTTGTAAAGTAGAATAATCAACCAATTCATCAATATACAATTCACGAAACACACCTTTATTTGTAGTCGGTAATCGCTTTCCTACTAAATCATCACGAATAAACAATATAGAAACACCTACTCCATCCGTATATATCATATGATGAAATGAAAAATCTGTTTTACGAAACACTTTCTTTTCTGTGCGAAAAAAGAACTTCCATATTTTATCTTCGTGTTTCTTGGTATTGCCTTGATTGCTATATTCGCCTTTCTTTCCTTGTTCTTTTCGTAAAAGCAAATATACTAATGTAATGGTATCCAATCGAATATAACCAGGACTAATACTACTTCGCAAAGGAAAAACATTACTTATAGTTTCCACCTCATTTTCAACTTGTTTCATCATGGTAATCATACATGGTAAATAATCCATTGGTTTACATTTCAAATCATAATAGATGCTTTGTTTTTGAAACTTTTCCTTGTTGGGTAGAATATGTTTCTTTTGTTGAGTAATCCACTTATGGTAATGTGGTTGTGATGCGTAAGTAATATTATTGTCGACATTCAGTAAATCATTCTTTATTTTTCGTAATTCTTTTTCCAATTGTCTAATTCGTGTTTCCTTTTCTTTTTTGGTAGGAAATATTTTTCTTATTTTCTCAACAAGCATCTTTTTTTTCCAAACAACATTTACAAATCGTTCCACATAATCCACATAATGTATTTGAATGTTATTTTCATACATGGTTAGTATATCTTCGCATAAATAAGAAAGCACATTACTCATGTATTCATAATCTAATTGCTCTGGTTGGGTATATGGTTTGTAATGTTCATTGTAAAATGATGTAAGTTTTTCTTGGAGTTCTAATGTTTCTTTGTTGGGTTTTCTACCTTGATTGTTATGTTTTTCTCCACAAATAACTTTCATTATATTCAAAATAAGCACTTTATCAATAACTGGTAAATTATGCGAATAGTTATCGTAATGGTGGATAAGATACAATTTCAGAAACTGTAAAGTATGAATAACGATTTTATGTGCCTTGACGACTACATCGTTGATTTTCTTCGTGTTTATTTCAGGATGTTTCAATATGCTTTTCAGAGAGGTTTTGGTGGATTTGAAAAACTCAGGAGGTTTTTCTTTTGGATTTTCCATCCTATATATTAGACAAAGAAAATTATTTAAGTTATTTTCTTAGAAAAACAATTATTCCTAAATATTTTGATTTCCAGATTTTTCCTTTTCTAATTTTTCTTTTCTTTTTTGATATGCCCTTTTATTTCTTTCCTTAATTACATCTTTAGGGACTACATAATTGGTCTTTTCTTTGTATTCTTTTACTTTTTGTTTGATTTCTTCTTTATTTTGTTCATAATAAAGTTTTTTGCTTGCTGGCGCTGTATATTTTTTAAGATGTTCTTTAATTGCTTGTAATTCATGCTCTAATTTAGTATTTTTTTCTTCTAATTCTTTAATTTTTTCTTCCATTACGATACAAGTATATAATAAAAATATTTATATAATTTTTTATTATATTTTGTGCGAACTTAAATGTCCAAAGGTATAAATAAAGTAATACCTGAGATATTTTATTGGATGATTTATTATATTCAACAAATATTATTACGGCATTATGTAGTAAAAAAATTGATTACTTTTTATGGAAATATATAAATTATAATTATAAAACCACCAAAATATGACTTCAAACGAGACTTCAAACGAGACTTCAAACGAGACTTCAAACGAGACTTCAAACGAGACTTCAAACGAGACTTCAGATACATATGACAAAGTTCATGAATTTATTAATAATTATTACGAAAAACTGGATGAGCTCTATAATAATAGAGAAACGAATGTTAACACTCAGTTTAACCGTTATTTAGACATGGAACGACACATGAAGCGACTAGAAGAGTATTATGAAACACATGGAGAATATCCTCCTCTAAATTATGATATGCTTCATGGGAAAAAACGACAAAGGTTAGTAAAAAAATATTTTGTAGAACTAACTAACCTTGAATTATTACGAGATGAATTAAAGAAAAAAAAAGTTAAATTAAATAAAAAAATAGATAAAATAGGTAGCTCGTTTATTCATGAAAACAGTAAATTACAAAAAATAACAAATAAAAATAAAAAAATAATAGAACACGAAGGTTGTAGCATTTGCTTTGATAACCATAAAATTAATAAAATGATTACTACTTGTTGTGGTCATCATTTTGGAAGAATGTGTTTTGCCCATTATATTGATGTAAATTATGAAAATAATAATAACATTGTATGCCCTTTATGTAGAAACGATAACTTGGAATATTTCACAAAATACCATTAAACACAACGAGAGAAGCCTCGCGAAAAATGTTTTGGAATATTTTTCGTTTGTAATTCGGTCTTTATACATGTGCAAAAAGTGTTATAATGTAAAAAAATTTTTTATTTTTATATTATATTTTGATTCTGTAGTTTTTTATTTTACTATTTATTTTTAGAATCCTGGATTATAATTGTTATCTTTGCCCATATCTGTCTCTTTAATCGTAACAACGTTGTTTTGAATTGCTATCTTATTCACACCACATGGGTCTTCTGGGTTTTCAACATTTCCAAAGAATTTATCAATTTCATCCTCTATATTCATTGGTTTATATTCACTCGTTGCTTCCAACTTTTGCATCTCTTCAATGTCCAAGACCACTTGGAAAGCACCTGTACCAAAGAAACCCTCTTGACCACACATTACATTTGCAGATACACCTCGTAAAGTATCTAGTTCCGCATGTCTAGCCGCCTTCAAGAACATTTCGGGCGTTTCTTCAAACGAAGCCTTGGCAATAGGCCCAATATTGTCATTATTAATGCCATGTCTGAATATGGAAATCAACTTGTGAGTAAATGTCATTCTATCAACCAATACACTATAATTATGGTAGTTAATATAGGTGCCATCAAATTCTACAACTTCCACCAATTCGTTATAAATGGCTTGTCTAGCGGCTTCAATACCAAGCACGTTGTAAATTTCTATGATATCATTACTCATGGTTCTTTTATTGTCAATGAAATCTAAACCTAATACGTCTAGTAAATTCGTACCTATCGTATCCAGAACCCATATATCCTGCTTCTTGAAAACGCCATTATGTTCTATCATGTTATCAACAATTTTTCTTAAAATTACTTTGTTAATACCTTTGATACCTCTTAACACCACGTTTTGTAAAAGTTGTTCTTGGAAATTTTTCAAAATATAAATTTGGTCGGATTGGTCTAATGGATTCACTTTTGCCTTTTTCACACCACCTCTTCCACTACCAGCTTTCATAATTTCACTCATCCGTATTCTAAACACTAGTTTATCCGCATTGAAATCAGAATAAATGCAATTTATTTGATCATCATAACAATTTTTCAGTGTGAAATTAACATCGTCCATCGTAATATTTTTCTCCAACATGACTTCAGGGTCCATCACCATTCGAATAACCCATTTTGATTTCTCGTTTTCGTCATTTTGAAGTGATGTTTCTGAACATTCGGAAACCATGTTTTCAAAAGCTCGGTATTGTTCAATGGTGTCTTTGTCTTCACTGATTAAGGTATTTAAATCATCAGGATCAAAACATACTTCAACGGATTTCACGATTTCTTCTAATTGGGTATGCTCCAACATATACATAATCGTTTGTGCTTTTTCCTTTAATGTTTCGTCTTCAGGTTTCAAGTAAATACTTAGAGATGGGTTTTTAATATCACTTGATAATGACAATATTTCTTCGATTCTTGGCACACCACGAGTGACATTGGATTTAGATGCGACACCAGCAAAATGAAATGTATTCAACGTGTTGTGAACAATGACACCATAATCAGTCATAAATGTTTGATTTCCAGGAACTGTAAAGTCGTACACATAGTTCGTTTGTTCAGGCGTGTAATATTCTATATTAATAATTTCGTCCCATAAAACATTTGATGTAATTGCTTGTTTTATTAATAATAATTCCGCATGAATAAGATCTCTGTCTGGATGTGCGTTAAACGTTTCATAATATTTTTCTAGTGTTCTACGACCAATTGTTTCTTTATTTTTCCAAAAACCATAGGTTCTACTTTGTCCTGGAATTTTTAATGTTTTACCGCAATGTGCTATAATTTCACCCATTCCGTTAATTTTATCTATTTGCTCGGATAAGAATTTCACATCGTTTCTTTCTATAAAGTTTACTAAATTATCCAATTTTTCAGAATGTAAAACACTACCTATTTGAGTTTGATATGTTTTGGCATATTTAGATGAAATATTCAAATGATATAACATACTGCCTTTATTTTTCTCACTCTTTATGTTTCCGACAATATCAAAATAATTTAATATCAATGCAAGGTCTTTGATTAATTGCTCGCTTCTGCTACAACATCTAATTTGATGATGATTTGCGTCGCATTGAAAGTTACCATCTCCGTCAAAATAACCTTGAAATAATCCCTTCTTAAATTCGTCTGGTGCGGTAAAAGCAAAGTCAGGAACCTTTTTCACAAAACTACCATTTCCACAAGTATTTAATAATAATTTTGCTAGTTTTTCACAGTTGAATTTTGTAGTGATGGATTTGCCAAATTCGCCTTGTTTTTCTACAACTCTGCATTCTTTGCCAAACAATTTAGCAATATTCTTGGTGTTTTCAATATAATATTCAGAAATGTTTGTGATGGAAATTTCATTATAGTTTAAATTTCCTTCGGCCAAATACGCGCCTATAAACCAACCAAATAACCTATCTAATTTATAAGATTCGTAGGTGTCTTTTATAAACATATTGTCAATGTGTCCGCAAACTGGAATACGCATACCTTCTTTCATATTTGCACCAATAATTGGAACCACTTTGTGATTTTCTCTAATTAAATGACTGTGGCTGGTGGTGGATTCAACTACACGACCACTCTTTGTATAAACCTTCATCATTTGTCCGTTAACAGGATGTTTGCTAATATGAGATATTCTATTCCAACTCGTTTTCTCATTTTCAGATACACCAATAATATAATATTCGTTTTCTAGTGTATCCAAAATTGTTTCAACGCTATTTTCATGACCAGTATTGAACGTAAATTGTAGATAGGATTTAATAATTTCATCACAAAATTCCCCCACAACAACTGATTCACACGTAATTTCCTGTGTTAATTTATTTTTGGAAATAATTTTATGCTGCGAATGGAAAGGTACTGACATCTGAGTTGAGACCTCACCGATACTTTGACCTGCAATCATGCCGATCATTTCTCCTGGTGCCACAATAGCTCTTTTATAGTCAATTGTTATGGTATCTAATAATAATGTCAATGCGGCCTTATTAAATCGCTTTATAATGAGCAAATCCTTTGGTGCTAAATAATAATAGAATAATGTCCTGAATAATTCAGTAGGTGGACTATAATAAATTTTCTTTAAATTATGAAAGCATTTTTCTATCATTTCCAGTGCTTCAAAGGGGGTAATATCGACTAACGATGATATGGTAATATTACATTGTCCTTGGATATTATTAATGACATGGGCAAATGCAACTGGACAACTCACCGACGAATCACTCTTGTTTTTAAATACGTATTTAATAATAGATTCGCGATTTTTAATCATCATGTCAATATATTCTTGCGTTTTATCCATAAACTCTTTGCTTTGTTTCTTATATCTGGCCAACGTATTCTTCAAGAATATATTACCGAGTGATTTTACACTGTTTTTTTCTTCTGGAACCAAATAATGCGAATAAATATCTTGCGTGCTCATTGAAACAATTGGGATTTGTTGATCTTCGCATTTAGTAGTGTCAATGTTATCATCTCCATAACAAAATTGGACGATTTTATTTTTATTCGTGCGAATGGTCATATCATAGGCCACCATTAAATCTTCTAGACCCTTAATGAGTCTTCTTTGGATATAACCAGTAGAAGAAGTTTTAACGGCTGTATCAATCAAACCAACACGGCCACCCATTGCGTGGAAGAATAGCTCTTGAGGCGATAAACCATTAATGTAGGAACTCTCTACGAAACCGCGTGCACCTGGCGAATCGTCGTATTTGGTGAAATGCGGTAAGGTTCTACTCTCAAAACCATATGGAATGCGTTTGCCATCTACGTTTTGTTGTCCCAAACAAGAAATCATTTGAGAAATATTTAAATCTGAACCTTTGGAGCCAGCATTCACCATAATAACAAAGCGGTTATCTTTGCTGAGATTTTTAAGGCCGATTTTGCCTGATTCTGACGTGGCTTGATTTAAAATACTATTGACTTGTGTCTCGAATTCTTGTTCATTGGTCTTACCTGTATTGTTTTCAAATATGCCGATTTGAACTTGGTCGATTAAATTTTTAACGTCGGTCTTCTTCTTGGTAATAACTTGGACGATTTCGTCGTTGGTTTTTTGGTCGGAAATCAAATCACTTACACCTACACTAAATGCGGTTGATTTCATATATTCCGTTACTACGTTCTGTAAATCGTCTACAAATTTGGCGGATGCAAAATTTCCAAAATCGTTACAGACTCGTTGTAAAAGGCCCTTTGACCTTGCACCTAAAACGCTCTTGTCCATTTGACCGCGCATATAGGTCCCATTCTTGATTTCAATCACGGCATTCGATGTTTTTGCATCGTCTTTATCATCTTTGAATGCCTTTGTTTTATATTTCATTGATAGTGGCGGCATTATTTGACTCAATATGTCGAAATTTGTTACGCCTCCGTCCTTCTTTATCTCTTCTAACAGTTGATGTTCGTTCACATTGTTAAACATCATTAGGATATTCATTGCGTCTCGCGGTGAGAAGCGGATGTTTGGCCTAGTGAACTGGTACGAACCAAGCATTGAATCTTGGTATATACCTATGATGGAACTGTTATTTGCTGGACTCACTATCTGATATGGCACTGCCGCCAAATTTTTAAGTTCTGCTTCGGACTCTGGGTCCTGTGGCATGTGAAGATTCATCTCCATTAGGAAATGCCTTACCATTTCTGGTAAGGATTGGACTATACCTTGTGCTTCATCAGGCTGGTCAAGCCATCATTTGAAACCCGTAAACATCTAGTCTCTGAGCCTCCCCCATACTCTTACCATAACGAGGTTAGGGGTTTGGTTGCTGATTATCCAATCCATTCACGTTTTTACCATTGGGTTCGTCAATTAAACGAGTTCCTCACAAACGTTTCCAAAAGTGAGTGGTAGTGAAGGCTCTAAGGAATTTCCAGCAGTTTGGATACGTTGCCATTCTAATATTTCTAATATAAATTGTCTTGCTCTTTGTTTTATTTCTTCTATTGTTTCATATTGTCCTACAAAAGTTGTGCGCATTTTATTAATGGTTACTCTAATATAATCATAATTTAACGTATTGTTTTTTATAACACGAATATATTTATCGATATTATTACTATCGATATGTATATCTTTGTATTTATCAAATCTATTTATAGCGTGTATTTTTTGAACTCTTTCCATATCATTTTTTCTACCATTTAGGTCTCGGCTATTTTTGTAGTCTTTCAATCTTTTAGAAATTAGTTGTCTAGTTTTTTCAGTTCTTTTTAAACTATCACCATTTATCGCTCTTGACAATGGTTTAATCTCTTCTTCTAATACAACTTTTTTCCCTTTTTCAAAACCACATTTTTGCCCACCATTTGTCAAATTATAGCCATTTGGGTATTTTGTATTTAAATCACAAATATATTTTCTTTCATATTCGTCAAGCTCATCAATATCGCAAGTAATTAGTAGTTCGCATTTAAAATTTGATGCACCATATTTATTAATAGTGCTATTTAAATATTTACACGAGCACTTAATATTTATCCTACTTGCTTCATTTAAATGTTTTTTAAATCTCCCAATATGTCCAAATGGTCTATATTTACCTTTATTTAAATAATGACTTCGTGTTTGTCCAATATACATTTTATTTGTTATTAAATTTGTTATTTTATATATTTCACCAGTAATTTTGTGCGCATCTTTTATTTCTAATAATTTATCCATCTTATATATCAGCAAGAAATATTTATATTATTTTTAAATTAAAATGACTAGGCGATTATATTGATTCAATCAATGAATCAGTAGATATTACAACGTTTTCCCTACTAAGTATTATCTACAACTTAGTAAGCGGTCGCCTGTTGGGGACAAGATGAATTTTATCCCCATCGAAATCAGCATTGTAAGGCTTGGTCTTGCCTTTAAAATTCCTTACGATTTCTCGTAAGGTCGGAATACACCTTGTGCCTCATCTGGTTGGTTAAACCATCATTTGAGACCCGTCGTCTTCTACTCTCTGAACCTTCCCCATACTCTTACCATAACGAGGTTAGGGGCTTGGCTGCTGATTATCCAATCCTTCACTTTTTTACCATTGGGTACGACTATTAATCGTGGTCCTCACAAATGTTTCCAATTGTGAGTGGTAGTGAAGGCTCTAAGGAACTTCCAGTCAGTTTGGCGACGTTGCCGTTTATTATTTTATTAATAAACGACTAGGGGGTTTCACGCTTTTCACGCCCCCTGTTGCCGACACCAGTTTATCGGCTACATTCATTCTAAAAGTATCACCGCGTTTCATAATACGTGCAATGTGACACATCATCGACATCCTGTGCAAAGTAGGTTGACGATTAAATAGAATAGCATCTCCATCCATCATGTGACGATGAACAGTGTCCCCTTCTTCGAGGACAATAGATTTTCTATCTAAATAATATCGCAACGTAATCACTTCGCCATTTTGTTTTTCCAACATTTTAGCTCCAGGCCACACATCAGGCCCATTTTGAACTAATTTTGTCAAGAAATCTTTATTAATTTTATTCACGATAACAGGTTTGGTAATATTTTTGGCAATTTTCATAGGAATACCGAGTTCACGAATTGAAATATTAGGGTCCGCAGTAATCACAGACCGAGCACTAAAATCAACACGTTTCGCCATCAAATTACTTCTCATACGACCACCTTTCCCATTTAAACGGTCCTTGATTGATTTCAAGGGACGTCCCGAACGCTGCGCAACCGACGCTACCCCAGGAATTTTATTATCCACTTGAGTCGCTACGTAATATTGCAACACCGTTGTCCAATCATCAACTACATTCACCGGAGCGTTATTTTGAATTTTATCTTGTAACGTTTTATTCGTTTTAATAATATTTACCAAAATATGACTCAAATCGTCTTCCGAACGTTGCTGTGCATCATGCTTTACAGATGGGCGCACCGCTGGAGGCGGAACCGACATCACTTGACAAATCATCCAATCAGGTCTCGAATAAACAGGACTGAATCCCATAAAATTAACATCATCGTCAGAAATTCGCTTAAAATTTTTCAATACCATTTCAGGCGTAACCTTGATAATAATTGGTTCCGCATCAGCAGTGTCATTTTTCCATTCCGCAAATATCGTAGCCAGACCCTCTTTTCGAATTTTATTTGGTTGTAATGTTCCGCACCCATCTTCGCTGTCATCACCACAACGTTTTACTTTGCTACATAATGAAAACACGTATTTCCACCGCGCGTCCCCTTGTAGCTTCAGTGCTTGTTTATATTTATCTTTACTAATAAGTAATTTACTACATTTAAAACAAACACATTTCATACATTTTTGAATTGTGCTTAAGTATTGGATATAGAACACTGGTCGTGCCAATTCAATATGACCTGAATAACCTGGAGTCTGCATATAATCTAAACCATCGGTAGGACAAATGAGTCCTGGCTCTAAAACACCCATGCGAGGGTCAAATAGACCACCAATGACTGGTTTATTATTTATATACGTATCTCTGCTGGTAATTTCAGCAACAGAACCCTTTCTAATTTCATCAGGGGATAGAATACTAAATTGAATTCCAATTACTTTTGAGCAATTCATCGTTTTATTATTGGAAGTTACAAACTTAGACATCTCTTATACTATAGTATAATAGATTTATATTGTTTTTATAAAATCAATTTTATTTTAAATATTTTTTACTTTTCACATTATCATTTTTTAACATTATCATTTTTTACAATTTATGTATTATAAAAAATAAAATTGATAATAAATTAAAATCAAATAATTATTACACATTATTATAAAAACAATGACACGTGATAGTCAAATCAAAAAATCTAAAAAAGAAATGGTATCTAAACGTTCAAAGAAATTAGACGAACTAAACAGAAAGAAAAAAAAGGCGGATCATTCTGACAGTGATAGTAATGACCACAGTAGCGATTCAGAAGAAGAGGAAGAGGAATTAGATGTTCACGAATATCGTAAATTTATTTCAAAAATATTTCCATCAAGACATATCAATCAAAAAATTAAAGCTGGTGAAAAATTAAAAAAAGTTTTGGATGAAGAAGATGATGACGATGATTCTGAAGAAAATGTAAAACCAAAAAAATACAAAAACAAACGTAGCAATAAAAAAAATAAAAAGGATTTGACAGACTCTGATTCAGAAAAAGAAGAACAAACAGTTTCAAAAAAACATAAAAAAAGTAAAAGTAGACCTTCTAAAAAAATTGATGTATCTGACGATGAAGACGAAATTTCATTAGGGGAAGAAGATACCGAAGATGACGATGATTCTGACTATAACGAAGAGGAGGAAGAATCTGAATGGGAAACGGTTGATGAAGACGAAGAAGAAATATACGAAAAACCAGGAAAAGGAAAAGTAAATATCATCTTTACCATTGGTGGCATCAATGATGATGAAGACGAAGATGAATGGGAAGATGACGATGAAGAATATGACTCTGATTATGATAACAACAATGATGATACAGAAGATGAAGATGAAGAAGTGTCTACCGATGAAGACTCAGATGCAGAATCTGAAGAAGATGACGAAGAATCTGAAGAAAAACCTAGTAAAAAAGCATCTAAAAAATCAAATAAAGAATCAAATAAAAATAAAAACAATAATAACAAAAAGGGTAAAAAAGCAGAAGAAAACGACGACGAAAAAACAACAGAAAGTCCTATAAAAGATACCAAATCTTCCGAAACCCTTGAAAATTTAAAGAAACTCTTGCAAGACAACCCTAAGGATAAATCGATTCAAAAATGTATCGATGTTTACGAAAAAGAAATGAAATTACAAAAAACAAAATTAGATAAAAAAGAGAAAAAGCAAAAAGCGAAAAATATGCGTATTTTCCGAAAAATAATAAAAGATAAAAACACGATGAATGATTTCTCATTTTACGAGAAATTAGAGCTAGAGAATCAAAAAAAAATTATAAAGGAACTGAAAGAGATCAATAAAATAACCCGCATAGAAAAGCCATATAGAATGACACTTTTAGAATCAACCATCCCTGTTCAATTTAAATCCGCAGCCATGAAGAAAATCAATTCACTCCGATATATGGAGCCTGGAAGCGGTGAATTTTATAAAAGTAAGAATTGGGTTGATACATTTATGCGAATTCCGTTTAATAAAATAGAAGGATTACCCATTAGTATTGATAATGGTGTAGATAAATGCCATGAATTTATGGAAAATGCACAAAAAACCCTCGACCAAGCAGTGTATGGATTAAATGATGCAAAAATGCAAATTATGCAAATGCTCGGTCAGCTTCTAACCAATCCAAAAGCAATTGGTACGGCGATTGCAATTCACGGACCTCCTGGAACAGGTAAGACTAGTTTAGTCAAAGAAGGTATTAGTAAAATTCTTAACAGACCATTCGCATTTATTGCTCTCGGAGGCGCTACAGACAGCAGCTTCTTAGAAGGTCATGGCTACACATATGAGGGCAGTACATGGGGTAAAATCGTACAAATCTTAATTGACAGCAAATGTATGAACCCAGTCATTTATTTCGATGAATTGGATAAAATAAGTGATACTCCTAGGGGTGAAGAAATTGCAGGCATTCTCACTCATTTAACAGACACATCACAAAATTCGCAATTTCACGATAAATACTTTGCCGAAATAGATTTCGACTTGAGTAAATGTTTGTTTATATTCAGCTACAATGATGAAAGCAAGGTAAACCCTATTTTGAAGGATAGAATGTATAGAATTAAAACCAAAGGTTATATCTCCAAAGAAAAAACAATAATTGCCAACAATTATTTACTTCCAAGAATCCGCGAACAAGTGAGATTCAATGAGGACCAAATTATTATTCCAAATGATGTGATTGGACATATCATCGATACTCTGTGTAATAAAGAAGACGGAGTTAGAAATTTAAAACGCTGTTTAGAAATTATTTATACCAAATTGAATTTATATCGACTAATGAAGCCAGGATCTAATTTATTTGAAGGAGAAATGTCGCTCACGGTAGCATTCCCATTTCATGTTACCAAGGAAATTGTAGACAAGTTGATAAAACGCGAAGGAGAAGACGAACGGTTAGCAATATGGCGAAATTTATATAATTAGAAAAATCTAGGCCCAATAAAAAATATGAATTTTACTACATAGTGAAGTGAATATCATATTTTTTATTGAATAATAATTCCCTTCACATGTAGGTTCGATGAATAAATTTGGGGAAGACTTTTTTGGGAAAATCGATTTTGGACATTTTTTTTGTCCAATTTTCAAAACCCAAAATACTTTATGCGAAATTAAATCGTGAGACCAT